GGTTCCCTACTGCTGACATTTTTTGTCGATAAGAAAAATTTTTCCGGGCATAATAACAATGCACAAAAAAGCGAAACCCGAGGGGGCAACGGGGGCCGTTCGGAATCGCATCCGCGAGCTGCGGCAGGTGCGGGCGGCGGATCTGGTGGCAAACCCGCTGAACTGGCGGCAGCATGGCGAGCAGCAGAAGGCGGCAATGTCAGGCATCCTGGCGGAGGTCGGCATCGTTGACGCCCTGCTGGTGACTGACAACGGCGACGGAACCTATGCCATTGTTGACGGCCACATGCGAGCCGGACTGCTGCCAGACGCTGAACTGCCCTGCCTTGTACTGGATCTGACGCCAGAGGAAGCCACGAAAGTCCTGCTGACCTTCGACCCGATAGCAGCGATGGCTGATGCATCTGCGGCGAATCTGGACGCCCTGCTGCGGCAGGTGGAGTTTGGTGAGGCGGCATTGCAGGAGTTGGTGAGCGGACTGGCAGAGCAGTCAGGAGTGGTTTCAGCAGCAACAGGCGAAGATTCGGCGCTAAAACCACTGTCAGTGCAACCGCCGCCGCCAATGACGTGGGTTTTAATTGGAGTTCCAACCGTAAAATTTGGGGCAATATCTGAGGCAGTGGAGCAGGTGGCTGGGCAGCCGGATACGTTTGTGGAGATCACCAGCAATGGTAACCAAAACTGACAATCATGACCCGCGAGGCAAACTGCTTTTGCGCTCGCACTTCTTGCAAAAGTATCACAGCGACGGACAGGCGGATGTCCTGGATTGTTGTCAGGGATCGGCTGTAATGTGGACCACGCTTCAGCAAGATCACGTCATCAGAAGTTACTGGGGCGTTGATTTGAAGCCAAAAAAAGGGCGAATGAAAATCGACAGTGTGCGAATACTTCAGCAGCGCGGTTGGCCGCAAAACGTGGTTGACGTGGACACCTACGGAAGCCCGTGGAAACACTGGTTCGCAATTCTCGACAATTTGACTCAGCCGACCACTGTGTTTTTGACGATAGGCTCCACAATGTTCAAGGGCAGCACAGATTCGGCAGTCCTCGCAGCTATTGGGTGCACGTTCGATCACTCGAGGATTTCTCCAGTATTTTTGGGGAAGCTTTCCGAGTTTGGTACAAGTTACTGTTTGGCAAAGGGTTGCGACTTCGCTACAATAGTGGAAGCCGTGGAGGCAGTCTCCAGTGGCAACGCCAGATACATTGGCGTGCGTCTTGAGCCAAAAAAAGACGGCCCGCAGGTTGCAACTGCAGGCCGTCGGACACAATCAGTTGAAAGGAACTGACATGTCACAAGAAACTATTATTGCATGGACTGACCACACATTCAATCCATGGATGGGCTGCGAGAAGGTTTCAGCGGGCTGTGCAAACTGCTACGCTGCCACGCTGACAAAAAACCGCATGGGGCTGGATCTGTGGGGGCCAGCAAAAACCACGGCGCGTCAAGTCACGAAAACGCCGTGGCAAAACGTCATTCAGTGGAACAAAGAGGCTCGCCGTAATGGTGTTAGGCGGCGCGTTTTCTGCGCCAGCCTGTGCGATGTGTTCGAGGATCACGCGACAGCAAATGCAACGCGGCCGCGACTGTGGAATTTGATCCGGCAATGCACGTCGCTTGATTGGCAGATTCTCACAAAGCGACCGCAGCGAATCGCAGCAAATTTGCCCGCCGACTGGGGGCCAGATGGCTGGAGACACGTGTGGCTGGGCACCAGCATTGAGGACATGCGGGTGGCGTGGCGAGCAGACGAACTGCGCAATATTCCAGCCGTGGTAAGGTTCATCAGCTACGAGCCAGCCTTGGGGCCGCTGGATGATTTGGATATTGCGGGCATTGACTGGATCATTTACGGCGGTGAATCGGGTCCCGGATATCGACCCGAAGACAAAGACTGGGCGCGCGTGATGCACCGCAAATGCGCGGAGGCTGGCACGGCGTTTTTTCACAAGCAGTCGGCAGGGTATAGAACAGAGCTTGGCATCGAACTAGACGGGCAGATTGTGCGTGAATACCCGACGCCTAGGACTGTCGCAGGGCTCTTGTTTGCGTAAGTGCAGGTGAATGTATGCCTGAGATAATCGAACGGTCAGACGTGCGAATGCTGGAGCAGGCGGTGCGGCATCGCTGGCAGTTGCCCGAGCAAATATACGCAGCACTGCCGACGCAAATGATGCGGCTGCTGGTCAACGGCACGCCACGCGAGCAGATTGCAGCGGCAAGGGTGCTGGCGTTGCTGCATCAGGCAAACGAGGATGCCGAGCATCCAGCACAGGTGCAGGTGATGCACGCGCACGTGCATCAGATTACAGGAGAGGAAACAAATGTCAGGCGTCGTGGGCTATCTGAGCGAATTGCTCGACTCAGCGCAAACACCAGACGACTTGGCGGCGATTGAGGAGCTGCTGGCGGAGGAAGAGCAGCGGCAGGAAGGGGGCAAGTGGATAGCTCGCACGCTCGGGGAAGTGGCAGATTTTTTCGGGTTGGCGAAGCCGACAGTGAACGCATGGCGGACAGAGGTTCCGCCAATGCCTGGTGAGCCGGGGCGATATCCGCTGAATGAAATTGTGGCGTGGCGGCTGGGCAAGGTACAGGCATCACCGACAGCCGAGGCAAAGCGAGTCGCGGAGATTGAGCACATCAAGCTGGCAAACGAAAAACGCCGCATGGAAAACGACCTGCGGCGTGGGCAGTTAATTGAGCGGGAGGAAATTGAGCGGGATATGTCGTTGATCTGGTCGCGATTGGCGGCGCGGCTGGCGAATCTGCCGGAGCGTGTCAGCCGATTGTTGCCAGATTCGGCGAAGTCGGCAGGGGCAAAGCTGGTGGCGCAGGAGATCGAAACAGCACGACGGGAGTTTGCGGATTCACTGGAGGATCTGGCGTGAGGTTGGCGGCGGCGGTTGCAGCAGAAATGATTCGACCACGGTTGCAGATATCTGCAGCCGACTGGGTCCGCACGTCGTTCTACGATCATCGCGGCAGTGCATTCGATGAATCACAGGTGCCATGGGTAACCGCCCCACAAGGCCCATGCTGGGCGTATGATTCGATTCAGTTTCGAACGATCTGGTTGCAGTGGGCGGCGCGAATGTTTAAAACGAATTTCGGGTTGGCTATGCTGATGAGGGGCATGGACCTGCGACCAGAGGAAACAATGTTCGCCACGCCTGATGAGACGAACTGCAAGGGCGTGTTCGGGCGATTCTGGCGAATGCTGGAGAACTGCCCACGGTTGCGGTCACAAGTGCCCATTCAGCAGCGGCAAAGCAAGACCTGCATTCAACTGCGGCGGTCAGTCTGTCATGGGGCATGGCCCCGAGGCAAAAGCCGACTGTCCGACAAGTCAATCCGAGTCGGACACGGGAACGAAATTGATAAGTGGGTTCAGGAATCCACGAGCACTGAAGGCGACCCACTGGAGCGATTCCGCAAGCGCGGTGCAGAATTCCCCGACAGGAAATTTGTGCTGGAGTCTACGCCGTCAGTCAGGGGCAAGAGCAACATTGAGGCTGGGCTGAACGCCAGCACGAACCACAGGTATCAAGTGCCATGTCCGCACTGCTGCAAGTTCCAGCAGATTGAATTCGGCGACGGCCAGCGAGCCGGCGGCATATTCTTCGACCGGCTGCCGTCAGGGCAATCGGATGCAGATCTGGCAAGCAAGACAGCGCATTACGTTTGCCGGTACTGCGAGGGCCGAATCGAAGACGTTCACCGCCCGCAAATGATGATGCAGGGTGTCTGGGTTCCTGCAGGTTGCGAGGTCGATCACGAGCGGGCAATGGAGGCCAGAGACTTGGCACCGGACGACATGTCATGGCTGAGGGGTGAGCCGCACCGGTGGGGATCGGATTACGGTTGCCAGATCAGTGTTTTTTACGCTCTGTTCCACGGCTGGGGGCAGATTGCGGCAGACTTTGTCCAAAAGCACAAAAACCCGACAAAACTCAGGCAATGGGTGAACGAAGACAAAGGCGAAACGTGGGAGGCACGCCGAACAAAAACGACTCCCGAGCGAGTCGGCGAACGGCTGCGAACTGAGATTCCCCGAGGCACTGTCCCCGACTGGGGACGACTGGTCACTGTCACAATCGACCAGCAGGCAGCAGAGGGCGGGTTTCGTCTGTATGTCGTCCTTGCACACGGAAACGACTGGCGTTCCCACGTGGTCGATTATGGGTTGACGCAGACTCTTGACGACGTTTGGCAGCGAATCATTTCCCGAACGTATCCACACGCAGACGGGGGCAATGAGACGCCCGTTCATGCGGTGGCTGCTGACTCAGGCTGGGCGACGAAAGCAACGTATGATTTTTGCAATCTGCATCCCGGCATGGTGCCCTGCAAAGGGGCAAACAACGACCTCGGCGGGAAACCGTATCGACTGAATCAGGTGGAGTCGGGGGACCACGCCGGGCAGTTGCTGCTGACCGTGGCGACGGATTACTGGGAAACGGATCTGCAGGCCCGGCTGGACGACCGTGAGACAGGCGGGGCTGAATCGCTGTCACTGTGCGCGGGTGCTGATCGAGATATGGAGTTTCTGGAACAGCTTTGCAACGGTACAATCAGCGACCGCGTGGACAATCGCGGCAACGCTAAACTGCTGTGGGTTAAAAAAGACGAGGGTATTCCGAACGACTTTCGGGACGCGGTGCGGTATGGTTTGGCGTTGGCGTTGTGTTATGCTGAGGAGCACGGCGGATTCCCAGGGCGGAGCGAAATCAAAACGCGAAGGGCGGTGTTGAATGCAGGTGAGAGACGACCGGACGGGCGGCAGTTCAATGAGTAAGCGAAAACCGCAGGCAGCACAGCAGCAGAAACCAACACCGCCAGCCGATCCGGCACCGGCACCGGTTGAGCGGCAGATTGAGTCCTATCGGCAGTGCCCGATCTGCTGGAACGGTCGCGGCGGCTACGGCGTGGCGTATTCAACACAGGGAAACGTGCGTTACTACAAGTGCTGCAGGTGCAAACACGCTGACGGGTTGGGGCCGTGCGGTCATACGTGGTCGGTGCGGGTGGTGCTGTCGTCTGTTGTGGTGGAGTCTCGGCAGGTATTTTTGGACGGTCAGCGGTGAATTGGTAGGGCTGGTAGTGCGGATTTGGCGTGCAATTGCTGACACTGTGCAGCATGACGACATCTGCCAACGATTTGCTGGACGCGGTCAACACCGCAATCCTGAACTGCCTGACGGCTCAGAGCTATTCTGTGGCCGGTCGCGCTAAAGCTATGGCGCAGTTGAAAGACCTGCAGGCATTCCGTCAGCAGTTGATGGATGAAATCAGCAACGGAACCAGCAGCAGCGGCAGCATGGCAACGCTGTTGAGTATGCAGGAGGCGACGGCGTGAACACGCTTGACCGTCTCATAGGCTGGCTATCCCCAACTGCGGGGCTTCGCCGCGCGGCAGCCCGAGCATCATTGCAGCAGGTAGCGCAACTGACGGGCACACCCCGAGGCCCGTATGCGGCGGCAAACGTGACGCGGTTGAATGCACTGGCGCAGGCCGTCACGAAAGAAAATCAAGTTTCCGGGAGCCGTGTTGACTCACTGCGGTCGCAGTCGTGGGACTTGTACCGGGACAATCCGTCAGCCCGGAAGATTGTGCGGACGATCTGCGCAAAGGTGGTCGGCAAGCGGGGTATGATACCCGAATCGCTGGCGATGAACGCTGACGGCACGCCTCACGTTGAGTTCCGGGCAAAAGCTCAGGAGTTGTGGGCGCGAATCAACAGCGGCTTTGATTCCCGAGGATTGCCGGGGCGTGGTGGCCTGACGTTCGCACAACTACAGAAGCTGGCACTGCGGGCAACGATTCTCAGCGGGGATACGTTCTACAGACTTGTCCCGATTCAGGCTGACAAACAGCGACGGCACGACCTGCCCATTCCGATGACGCTGCAGATGATTGACGCCTGCAGGTTGGCGGATGAAAGCGAGATTGCCCGCACGGAGATTCCCGAGGGGCACACTGTTTATCGGGGAATCGAGCTAAACGCTGACGGCGAGCGTGTGGCCTATCATGTGCGGATTCAACCGGCGTGGGCGTCAGCAGCACAGACCGGCAACGTGCGGCGATTCACTGTCGATCAGATCGGGCATTTGTATTCTGAGGAAGACATCGACCAGCTCCGCGGCATTCCGTGGTTTGCGGCGGCGTTGGTAAAGACACGCAACACCGAGGACCTCGACTACAACGTGCTGAAGGCAACCGCAATGGCTGCCTGCATCGTCGGAACGTACAGCAAGCCGACTGGGTCCGCTCGTGTTGGTCTCAATGCTGGCGTGTCCCCGGTGTTGTCGTCTGTTGACGGCTCAGACCTGACGGACGGCGACGGCAATTCAGTCACAAAGATTCAGCCGGGCATGTTGTTGAATGTCGGCAAGGACGGCAAGTTTGAGCTGATGAGTCCGAGTCAGCCAAACATGAATCCCGAGGCGTTTGTGCAGCATCTGCAACGGCAGACAGCATGCGCGTTTCCCGGCGTCAAGTCTTCAACGATTACCGGGGATTATCGCAACAGTTCATTCAGTTCAGAGCGGTCGGCAGATAACGACGCTTGGCCGGAACTGCATGACGTGCAGGAATGGTTTGCTTCGTCGTTTTGTCAGCCGATTTACGAGGCGGTGATTCGTGCCGGCATTCTGTCGAATTTCTTTGACGGCATCGTGTCTGCGGCAGAATTTCAGGCTGATCCGGGCCGTTTCTCGGTCGCGAATTGGCAAGGGCCGGTGGCGTTGTCAATCAATCCGAAAGACGACGCAGAGGCAGCAGCCGCACGAATCCATGCGGGGCTGAGTTCGCTGCAGATGGAAGCAGCGAAAATGAACGTCAACTGGCGTGACGTGCTGAACGACACTGCCGAGCTGTACGCAATTGCCGAGGCAAAGGGCATTCCGCCAGAAGTAGTCAACAACATTCTCGGCGTGGACACAGCAGACCAGATTGCGGTTGCTCAGGCAAACGCTGACGCGGCGGCAACGACGCAGCCGAGACATGAAAGGACGACACACAATGTCACGACGATCTGAGGCAATGGCAGCAGCCATGCAGGACCCTGGCTTTCGCTCGCTGGAAGTCAGGGCAAAAACCTTCAACGAAGAAGGCCGGAGTGTTGACGCAATCATCAGTACGGAAACCCCGGTGCTGATGCCTGATTACTCACGGATGGAGATGGTGCCGGAAGTGCTGTTGAGTCGCGGGGCTGAGTTCCCGAAGTCCCGACAAGTGCCGTTTCTCGACTCACACAACCGCTATTCGGTGAAGGACCAACTGGGCAGCGTTCGGGCAATCACGGTCAACGAAAACAACATTTCAGCCACGCTGGTTTTTGCAAAATCGGCAGCCGGCGAGGATGCACTGGCAAGCGTTCGTGATGGCCACATTACTGACGTTTCCGTGGGTTACGAGGTCCTGAAAAAAACATACGTGCCGGACGGCACAACGAAGACGATTGCAGGCCGGGAATTTACCGGACCTGTAAACGTGGTGACGAAGTGGCGTGTGCGGGAAGTCTCGTTGACTCCCATTGGAGCAGACGCACAAGCAAAGCTGCGGGGACTCGATCCGGCAGCGGTCAGGTTTTCGCATGATGAGGGTTTTCGGATGAATCAGGAACTTCGCGCTTTGCTGGTGTCGCGTGGCATGCCAGCAGATTTCACTGACGAGCAGGCACAGCGTTGGTTGCTCGACAATCCCGGCAAGCTGGCCGACCAGAAACCGGCACAGCCCGAGCAACGACAGACACCGCAGGTTGCAGCAATCGACACCGCAGCACTGGCAACGATGGTGGCCGATGCGACGCGCAAGGCTATCGCCGATGAAACCGCACGCCGCGAGGCGTTTGAGACTGAGGTGCGCTCACTGTGCGAGCTGGCCGGACTGCCTGACGAATTTGACGCAGCCCGCCGACAGGACGGCACCGCAGCCGTTCGCAAACACCTTCAGGACGCAAAGGCACGCAATGCCGAGGCCCTGCCGTTCGGCAACGTGCGTCTGGTTTCGACTGGCTTTGACCGTCTCCGTTCCGATCTGCAGTCTACGCTGGTTTCCCGCGCTGCTGTATCTGCCCTGAATGGCGACGACAAGAAGCTGAGCCGGTACATCAGCGACGACCAGCGGAAGGCCGCAGAGCCTTTTCGTCATGCAACGCTGCTCGACATGGCGACCGAATACGTTCGCGGAATGGGGATCAATACCCTTGGCCTGACTCGCGAGCAGATTGCTCAGTGTGCCATGTTTGGCCCGACTGTTGCTGGCATCCGTGGACTGCGGACTGATGTTCCGCTGCACACCACTGGCAGCTTCGCCAATCTGACGCTGGACGCGATCAACAAGTCCATGATGATCGGGTACCAGGAAGTCCCGGCAACGTGGCGAGGCCCGATGCGTCAGGGCGAATCGGTGGCAGATTTCAAGACTATCCACCGCATGCGGTTGGGCGGCATTCCGAATTTGCCGGTGTGGAATGACAGCAGCGACCCGGACCGCGCCAGCATGGCTGACGCCCGCGAATTCTACGCAGTCGAATGCCGTTCGTTGGGTGTCGACTTCAGTTACAAGCTGATTGTCAACGACGACCTGAGCGCACTCACCCGCGTTCCGCTGGGACTCGGTGATGCTGCAGCCCGCACGGTCAACGCCGTAGCGTGGTCACAGATCACGAGCAATCCAACGCTGTCTGACAGTGTGGCTTTGTTCTCTGCTGCGAGCGGTGCACGCAAGCAGAAGAATCTGGAGACCGGTTCAATCACCAACTACACCACAGCTATCAACACGCTGACGCAGAACATGATGGTCATGCGTGGCGAGAATACGCCCGAAGGCAATCAGGGACCGGATATTCTGGCACTCATGCCACGGTATATCGCGTTCCCCGCTGCCTTGCGTGGTACGCTCCTGCAGTTGCTGAGCAGCGAGTCTGACCCGTCTTCGACAAACAGCGGCGTGCGAAATATCAACACCGGTCTGGTGCCGATTATCGAGCCGCTGCTGGATGCTGACAGCGCGACAGCGTTCTACCTGTTCGCAGAGCCGTCACGAATCGATACCGTCGAAGTGACGTTCTTGCAGGGTCAGGAGACCCCGCAGATTCGCTCTGTCTTGAGCGAAGAAAAATTGTCCATGACGTATTACGTGCTGCAGTCGGTCGGGGCGAAGGCTCTCAACCATCGCGGCATTCAGAAGCACGCCGGAGCCTGATAGGCTGCGGCTGGATTGATGCGGGGGAGTCGTGTGATTCCCCCGCCTTTTTGAGGTCCTTTTTCGTCAATAGCGAAGGGGAAGAACGATGGTTAGTCGTGGTACAAAACAGTTCACCGATTTGTTTGACCGTGCTCAGTCTTTCACGACGACGCCGGGCCAAAACGGATGGACAATCGCCGACACCAGCGCGGCAGGTACGCCAACGTATCTGTGCATCACTGAAGACGGCGGTGCGGCTGCGCTGACTCTTGCCGCAACCAGCGAAGCGGAAAACGTCTGCCTGTTTTTCAATGACGTTCTGCCGTATGACCTGCGACAACTCAAGCACGTGAAATTCGTTGCAAAGGTTGCAGCGGTTGACTCAGTCAGCACGATCGTTTTCGGCGTGGGTTCTGCCCGCAACGATACGCCGGACAGCGTGGCCTACAACGCATGGTTTCGGATTGAGGGCTCTGCCAGCACGTCTGCCGTGGTGGTTGAGACCGACGACGCAACGACCGACAACGACGACAAGGCGACCGGCCAGACGCTGGCAGCCGTCTACAAGACGTTCCTGATTGACTTCACGAACGGATTGAAGGACGTGCGGTTTTACATCGAGGGCGAGCGGGTTGCCGCTGCGACAACCTTCGACATGAGCGCAGCCGTTGCTGGTCAGAATGTGCAGCCGCTGGTGCAGATCCAGAAAGCCTCCGGTACTGGCGTTCCGGCCATCACGATTGCGCTTGTTGAAGTTGCCTATGCTTACGGTTACGGTGCCTGATGAGCCTCTCTGATTTGATTGCCGCTGACGTTGCTGCAGTGTTCCTCAATGCGGATGATTTCGCAATTGAGGTGCGGCAGTACGTCGGCGGTGAACAATCAATTCAGAGGCGGCTGACAGGTGTTGTAACGTGGTATCCGACAGCAGAGATGGACGACAGGGGCAGAGCAACGAAGCGACGCGGTGAGCTGCTTCTGTCGTCCGATGCTGTGGTGACTGTGCGGGATGCGTTTCGGATCGGCGAGGATCTGGCGCAGGTGGAGGCGGTCGGGCAAAAACAGGATGGTGCCATCGTGGTGCAGATCACGCAGACGCTGCCCGAAACACGCGGGGCAAAACCAGTGAGGGCAAGTGACATATGACCGCCCTGAATGTGCTCGGATTGCTGGACAATACCCGCACGATGCTGGCCGGCCTTGCGGCATGGCAAAGCGTTTGCGGCGTGTCCACAACTGCCGAGGCAGCAGAGCGAATTTATCTTGGTGGCGTTGAGGCAGAGCCGGAACAAGACACAAGCCCGCTGTGCTGGCTGGATGTGAACCCGGCGACGTTTGACTGGATGGCCACGAATCGCGGGCGGGTGACTGTTGAGGCAGTGTTCGAAATTGGCGTGCCGGAGCAGGAGCGGGTTACATATGGCGATGAATACCGGTGGGCGTGGACGCAGGCCAGTGCGATTCTGGCGGGAGTCAACGGGGCGGTGAATGGATCTGGCCAGCTGATGCTGCGGTCATTGACGATGCCGCTTAGGCCCGGTCTAATCAATCCGGAGGACAATGACGGCAGACATGACTGGCGGTTCACGCTGGGCTTTGTTGTGGACGTGGTGTAATGCTGAAAATTGAGCTGCAGATTGAGCGGGCAAATTTGACCGCACGCATGCACGCTCGACTGATGCGGCACATCAACAGAACGGTTATTGAGGCACATGCTGACAAGCGGGTAAAATTGCATTTTGACGAACAGGCCTACACGCGGTACAACGCGAGGCAACGAGGAACACGGTACAGCAAATACAAACAAAACAAGTTTGGGCACAATCGACCAAACTATCGGACAGGAACACTCTACAGGAGCTTGCGAAAAAAGATCACTGCGACACAATACGGCGGGCGGCTTGTCATGTCAGCAAGGCTGAACAAGTTCATTGACCCTGAAGAGTTCGCAAAAATGAGCCCGAAGGCACGAGCAAAGGTCTCAGCCAAACAAAACAGACGGCTGGCGAACTGGCAGAAACGCGAAATCGCCGTGGTGTCAAAGGCGGAGATTCGAGAAGACCGGTTGACGATGGCGAGAATGTATAAGAAGGGGGCGAAGAGTCCCGAGTATTCACGAAAACGAAAGCGAAGGGTCAAATAATGTCAATCTTTACACTCGCCGATTTCATTTTTGGCGCATCGACAATTCGGCAGGTTACAAATACGGATCACCGCACGAATCAGGAACACCGCAAAGCGATGGTCTCCGGCGGTGCTGTTGTGTCGCAGGTCAGCGGAAAGGCTGCTGGCGAGGTTACGAGCATCACAAGCGGGGACCTTGCCGCACTGCTGGCGTTGAATTCAGCAGCGTTTATCAATTCGGGTGCCTATGTTTCCGCAGGCACAATCACGGTTGAGCTCAAGCAGCGCAGTGCAGGCGGGACGTTTGTCAGCGGATCAAACAACTATTGCCTGACAGGGGCAACGGGGCTGCTGGTACCGACTGGGATTGAATGCACGCAGGACGCCGATTTTGCAACGGCTCAGTGTGACCTGCATTGGCTGAGCAGCGACGGGGTGACGAAGGGTTGCGACGACGGCAGCAGTCAGGCGTTGACGGCTCAGACGTTCAACGCTGAGTTTGCGTTGGGTCCGGCGTATATCAACGGAACGCTGCTGGCCGGTGTGCAGGGAATCCGAGTCACGCCGGGAATTGAGGTCACAAAACCACCGCTCGGAAGCGGTGCTGTCTGGCCAACAATGGCAAGCATCAAGACAGTCATGCCCACCATTGAAATTACGGTGAATCGATTTGCGACAATCGCCAGCACAATCGGCGACTGGACAGCAATGACATCGGCGAACGTCTATCTGCGGCGACGTGCTGACAGCGGTGTTTACTCCGCTTCAGCCGACAACATTCGGTTTACGTTTGCGGCCGGCCTGACAGACACGAACAATCTCAGCGTCTCAAACAACGACGATGGATCGGCAACGATCACACTGCACGGCAAGGTGTTGACCAGCTCGACCAGCGTATCTATTCCGTGAGGAATCGCCAGTGCATTTTATGCTGCACATACCGGACTGCATGCCCGCTGCGCTCGAGTCAACGTCTCGGGCGTGCGGTCTGTCGTCTCTGCTGACAGGGCACGACGTTTTGCCAAACATGCCGGGACCGCATGGCGGTACCGGGCTGCAGATTGGCTGGCCGTCACCCACGCAGCCGCGTTTCCACTACGAGGCAGACGCGCAGCAGTGGGTGCCGTCAATTCTGAAAGACGATGCAGGCAAGCCGCGTTACTGGGTTGGATTCTGGAGGGACCAGACGCCGAAGGAAAACGAACTGCGAAGGCATTACACGCAGGCAGGCCAGCTGGTTGAGCTTGGTGGTCAGCGGTGGAAGCTGCCGACACCAACAACGATTGACGCGCGGGCGGTGTACGCTGACGATGGAAGCATGCGGTGGGAAGTGATTCGCCAGTATTCATGGGTGTGCGACGAAGCCGAGCAGTTGCGGCAGACGTATCTGGAGGAATTCGGGCTGCGGTCAATCGTGTTCCGCAGCGAGCCGTCAGCGCAAATCGGATGGCTGTTGAAACTCTTGCAAATCAATTACCGGATCACGCCGGAGGTTGCGGTATATCTCGATTTGTGGATTGGCAAGGATAGGATTTTGGACCTATTTTTGAGCACGCTCGGACTGTCGCGGGTGAGCGATGGCTGACGAACGCATCGAGGTCGAATGGATTGCTACGGCCAGCCAGATGGTCGGCATTTTGGAAAAGATCGACAATCGATTTCAGAGGCAAGAGCAGCAGTTGAAAAAGCTCGGCACGGCTTCACAGCAGAGTGCGCAGCTCGCAGAAAACTCGTTTAATCGACTTGAGGCAACACTGCGGGAGAATGAAAACGCCCTAAAAAACATGGCCGTCGGGTCAAAAGAATTTGACGTCCAAATGCAGAAGGTCAATCGGCTTCGCGAAGCATTTGCGAAGATGAAGCAGACCATTCAGGGGACGGGGGGAACACAGCAGGCGTCATTTGTTCCGAAGGCCGAAAAGGGTTCATTGGCAGACATTGAATCGCAACTGAAAAGAGTTGGCGAGCAACTGCGCAAAACAGCAGCCGGCGGCAAGGAGTTCGAGAAACTCGAAAAGGTGTATGCCCGGCTGAAGATGCGTCAGCAGGAAATGCAGGCAAGCCTGCAGAAGCTGGGGCAAGTGACTGCTGTTGTTGTGCCGGAAACCGCCGGGTCATTTAACGCACTGGAGCAGGAGGTTCGTGAAAACGAGGCGGCTTTGCGCAAGCTGCAAATCGGCACTGCCGAATTTGGGCGACAAAAGGCAAAGGTCGACGAACTGCGAAAGTCGCTATCAAACGCAAAAGCGGCAATGTCTGAGGTCAAGCAGGAAGCGGTTGCGACAGGACAGAACACCAGTGCGGTACTGTCCGCGGGTATTGGCAAGGTCGCGCAACTGGTTGCCGGGATGGTCTCGTTTCAGGCTGCTGTCCAGGCGGTTGTCGCCGAGTTGGAGAAGGGGCAGAAACTCAGGACGGAAGCAGCCGCAAGCACTCGCACGTTTGAGCAATCGCTCGCGGACATGGCGCTGAATATCGGGGCCGCAAATGTGCCGCAGGCCCGCGAGATGATCTTGGGCAATGCCGAGCAACTCGGGGTCACGCCTGCAGGGTTGGCGCAGTTGTTCTCAGCTGCGATTTCCGGTGGTGCTGCGGATCTGGACGAAGCGTTGAAGCTATCCAGTGCCACGCTGAAGATGACTGCCGGAGACGTGACGCGAGCACAGCCGATCATGTCAGGCATGCTGTCGCTGGCAGCAACGACCGGTCAACGTGACTTCACTGCATCGCTCGGGCAGTTGTCGCAGTTTCAGGCGGCAGCCCGTGGCGAAGACCTGGCGATGTCCATCAACAACATGAGCTCAGCACTGGCAGCAGCAAATACGCCAGGACAGCGGATCGGCGCACTGGGATCAGAGCGAACGCTGGAGCTTGCGTCTGTGATGTCGCAGATTCTGGCTGACAAAAGCATGGCCGTCACTGGCACCTCGATGCGGCAATTGATGATGCGCATGGATGCATTCACCGCACGGGATCAGGTCACGCTGGACGATGGCACCGTCAGTCGATTGACGAAAGAACAGGTCGCCAGCTTCAACGCACTGAACACGCTGGACGACCGGCTGCAGGCAATGCGAGAAACGCCAGCACTCGGGCAGCAGTTTCTGAGCACGATCGAGAACAGCGAGGGCAAGGTTGCTATTCGCCAACTGGTGCTGGGTGGTCAGGCCGTCAAAGATCTGGAGGAAAAGACGCGGGGACTCATTACAGGCATTGAAGGCGGGAAGGCCGAATTCGATAATCTGTCGCAGGTGATTGGGCAAAACACAGCATTGACGCAGTCAGAAAATCAGGCGCGGGCAGCATTGGAAGTTGCAAGAATTCAAAATCCACAGCGAGCCATTGAGGGACAGATTGTCGATGAATTCAAACAGACATTGCAAAACGTGAATTTGTCCGGGTTAGATGTGGTAGGCGAAACGTTGGCGCAACGCGGTGTTGACGTGGCAATGGCAAAAGGCCAGCCGGTAGGACCAGTTGCGGTAGAGTTTTTGAAAGCGTTTCAGCAGCAGGCAGTGCTGGGTGGTGCAGTCTCAAAAGAGGATCGGGCGCAATTACAAAAGGCAATTGAGAAAATCACTCAGTTGGCTGAACTACAGGCCAGAGCACAGCAGCAGCCTGTGCCAGTGAAAGTGCAGGCACCGGCGGCACGTCCAAAAGAGGCACCATTGCCGGCGGAGTTCGCACCATGACCATTGCAATGGCGACAATGACAACCGGCTCAAATCTGCATG